TCCATTTTGGGATTCTATAATTGGCAAATACTATCGTCTCTGCCATAATTGGAGAACTAATGATATTAATTTATTAGCTTATGCTGGTTACTTTGAATGTATAGCTAAAAAATATAATATTCCGTTGTGGATTAATTCTCATGATCGAGAAGATTTTAGCTTACTTAAAGATCACGGTTTTGTACTTGACGGCAGAGAAAGCTGGTTAAAGTACTGCGAAGTAAATAATTTTGATCGTCTTCCAGACGGTCACTATGGACATGAGGCGCATGAAAGATGGTATTATGAATACATAAAACCTTGGCTTCAAGAAAAAGTTTTTGCCTCTGTAGCTTAATTGGTCAAAGAACCCAGCTTATACCTGGGCATAGCACCGTCTAGATAAGGCGGAGTGTGGGGGTTCGAGTCCCTCCAGAGGCACCATTAACGTTTGTTTATTTTGCGACGAATAGCTAGATTTACATCGCTATCATCGTATGCAAGACTAGCAAGAAATCCTGTAAGGAATCCACGCTCCCAGATCATTCGTTCTTTTATAGAATTAAATTTTTTACCACGTGCCGCTTCTGCTAGCATGTGGTTAACTAAATCAACGAATTTCTGTTGTGGATCCATATAATTATTTAATAGATAAGTAAGATTATGCCCTGGTGGCGGAATTGGTAGACGCACTGGATTTAGGTTCCAGCGCCAAAAGCGTGGGGGTTCGAGTCCCCCCTAGGGCACCATACATAAGCGGCTGTAGCTCAGTTGGTAGAGCATCACGTTGCCAACGTGAATGTCACCGGTTCGAACCCGGTTAGCCGCTCCAATCTTAAAACACACTTTGCCAAACTATAAGTTTGGTTGTAAGGACTGCACACCGCCGTCGAGAAAAGTGTGGAGTGTGTTTTAACATCGGGCTTTGGTGAAATGGATATCATTTCGGTCTTCGAAACCGACGGTGGGAGTTCGATCCTCTCAAGCCCGGCCAAAACATTTGACGTTACCTACAACTTTGTGTATAATTACTGTGTAGCCGTAACGCAAATAGGCAAAGCTCCCGCTATGCTCATAGCATAGGTCAGGGGACGGGTCGGGATATAATCCAGGATTCCATGGAGGTTCGAAGCCTCCCGGCTACATATAGTATACAAGGAACGGTCCCATAATGGTATTGGAGCGGATTGCTAATCCGTCGATCGGTGAAAGCCGGTTTCTGAGTTCGAGTCTCAGTCGTTCCGCCAATAATATATTTCAATTTATGCTAATAGCTGGAAATAAAAATTACGGGTTAGGTCAAGCATTGTATAAGTTATATTCAGATGCTGTATATTGCAGTAGAACTTCGGGATATGATCTTACCACAGATGCTGATCAAAACAAATTTGTTGAACAAGTTAACTCCCATGATGTAATTATTTTATGTTCAGCATTACATAAATTTTCACAGACTGTTTTGTTAGACAAAACATATCAAGAATGTGTAAAGCACAGTCATAGACCACACATCATCTGCGTAGGCAGTACCACAGACAGATTGTCTGACGGCAAGCCTTGGTTGTATAATGCAGAAAAGAAAGCATTGAGAGATTATTGTAATACTCTTTCTTTAGGTGGAGTGTGGAAAGATAGACCCAAGGTTACATACATGAGCTTCGGTACTATGTCAAATAATCAACATAAACATTTGGATAGAAAATGTCTAGACATTGATCAGGCAGCATCTTATATCAAATGGATTATAGATCAACCTAGTCACATAGGACTAAATGAAATAAGCATTGACCCAATGCAGGAGCAACACTGGTATGATTGATTGTTTTGCTCCTAAAAATTCTTTTTGGATTGATCCGCAGGGCAATGTAAGACCCTGTGCAAGATTTAAAAAGAAATTAGAACATATTACTGTATTCGAATCATTTTCTGATATAGTCAACAGTGATAGTTTTCATGCAGTTAGACGCGAACTTGAACAGGGTCAATGGCCCAGCGGTTGCGTACGATGCAAGGAAGATGAAGAACGTAATCTAAAAAGCAAAAGAAAATTCTATTCCGATATTGGTCTTAAGTCACCAGATGACTTTATGATTGATATCAGCATGGGAAATTTTTGTAATCTAAAATGTAGAATGTGCGGTCCTAATAACAGCACTATGTGGAACAGTGATTTTAAATTTTTAGTCAACGAACAGTTATACAAAGATCCAGGTATAGATTTTAAAGCCTATCAATTATCTGAAGAAGATATTGACAAGTTAGTTGCTCATATTGAATCAGTTAAGGGCGAAATTTATATAGAACTAAAAGGCGGCGAGCCTTTGATAATGCCACAGACTAAATCGCTAGTAGATAAGATAGTGACATTAAAGAATGCAAATAAAATTACTTTGTTAATTGTAACCAATGCATCCGTTGTCCCAGATTGGATAGATACTTTAAATTCAAAAATCAAAAAAGTTGATTTGGTTGTAAGTATCGACGGTGTCGGCGATGTATTTGACTACATCAGAGGCAATGACAAATTTAACTACGAAGTGTGCAGTAAGAATATTGCCTACTATAATACTTTAAGTAATATAGATTTAAAGTTTAATGTTGTAGTTCAAAATTTAAATGTTCATCAAATGTTAGATGTTCATTTAATGCTCAAAGCTTTTAATACAACGGTTAATTATATAACATTATCGATGCCAGAATTTCTTGCACCTAATGTTATGCCCAGTGAAGCTAGAGAATCTATCTATTCAAATTTTGTTAAAAACTCTAGACAGTTTGACAATTACGAAAGTATAATGCAGAACATTCATAAATTGTTGCTGATAGAACCATTAGATACAGTATATGAACAGTTTAAAAATATAACATTGTCGTTGGATCAAAGACGAAATCAAAATATTTTAAACGTAGCACCGCATTTGATAAATTAAAAAGGTAGTAATTATTCCCTGATAGCTCAGTTGGTAGAGTAACGGACTGTTAATCCGCTGGTCGCTGGTTCGAACCCAGCTCGGGGAGCCAATAATAAAAGGAAAGAAAATGGCAGTTAAAGGTCAAAGTACACATAAAAGAGTTCATAAGAACACTTGTCAAAATGGTAGCAAAACCAGCACTCTAAATAAAAGCAGTAAAGGCAAGAAGCGTTACAGAGGTCAAGGAAGATGAGTCCATCAACAGAACAAGTTAAACAAGGCACCTGCGGGTGCGGTCGCTCACCAACAGGCGACTGCTGTGGCTGGCATGCCTTGACAGAAGAACAATATCAGCAACGTAAAGAACTTTATGAAACTAATAAAGTTGATCTACGAGGAAAAGATATTAAATAAATTGCAGGGGGTATAGCTCAGCTGGGAGAGCAGTAGCTTTGCAAGCTAAAGGTCGTCGGTTCGATCCCGTCTATCTCCACCAAAATATATTGACAGTAGTCTAAAAGAAATATATAATAGACAACAGTTAATAAATGTTCTTTAAAAATTTGCCGGATTAGCTCAGTGGTAGAGCAACCGCCTTGTAAGCGGTAGGTCGTCAGTTCGATCCCGACATCCGGCACCAAGAACCCCGGTTTACTCTTTTACGTTATATAAAGAGCGTCCCTGTAACGATAGACCAGGGGGTACACCAGGACCTGACCTTACAGTCCCTGTTGGGGGATACTGAAAACTGCCTGGGGTGAGGTATAACGCCTATCCAGAAGAAGAAATGTTATGGACAGAGTAACTGCTCAGTTTAGGGCCTATGTGGTGTAGGTAGCTAGACACTTTATAAAAGCTCTTTGAGTAACTACAGTGGAACAACTGAAAAACTTGCCAATGTCGACCAAAGCAAGGACCAGCCATGAAGAGAGGGGTTACCAAGGATTCAAGCGCCACAGAGAGCCTCTATAAAGTATGCGGGTAGACAGGACAAGGGGCGTCCAGCAGCCTTCCAAGCTGAAGATCGCGGAGTTCGACTCTCCCTACCCGCTCCATTTTTTTGCATCGTTAGCTCAGTTGGTAGAGCTCCATCCTTACACGGTGGCTGTCGGCGGTTCGAGCCCGTCACGATGTACCAGTTTTATTCGGAGTGTGGCGCAGTCTGGTAGCGCACCTGGTTTGGGACCAGGGGGTCCAAGGTTCGAATCCTTGTACTCCGACCATTTAAGGATACAATATGCCAATGTATGAAACAACTGTAAGAACACCTAGTGGTGAAGAAAAGAAGCGTATCTATGCGGACACACCGCAAGAGGCCAAAAAACTTTTCGAACAACTTTATGGTGGCCCACGGGCAGTTCCTTACATACCACATATTGTAGCAAGTTAACAGACGCGGGTTAGAGAAACGGTAACTCAAGAGTCTCATAAGCTCTAGATCCTGGTTCGATTCCGGGACCCGCAACCAATTTAGGAGAACGCAATGATAAAAAATAAAATCAAGCCCGTTCGACTGAAGAACGTTTTTAATAATCAAGAAGTCATTTGTGACGATTATACTAACGTTCGGACCATCGACGGCAACGACTTCGTCGAAGTCCATTTCGAAAATCAAACTCGAAAATTTTGGCTTAATAAAGGACCTTTAGAAAAGGTAAAAGAGAAGTCCAAAAAGAGTTGACAATACACTAGTTCTATACTATAATAGACACATAGCAAGCAGAAATGTTTGTAGAGAGTTTTAGGATCGGTACAGCAACATTCATATTACTATGAATCGTTGGACCCTATGGTAGAAGCTGGAGTTCAGAGGTTCGCCCGAGAACGTTGAAGGTGACTATTGAAATAGACCAACAAGCTCAGAGTGATGGCCTGAGTAAAATAAAAGCAGTCAACAACGATCCTGTTTAGTCATAGGATGACTACAGCAATTTAAAATCAAACGCACTTAATGCAGTAGACAGTGACCCGCAAGGTTGCAGTAGGCAATGTAGCAATACATAAGCCTACACACTAATGGAACTGATGACACAAGGGAAAGCACCTTGTATGATGTTTGTACAGAAAAATATAAACTAGTCAACATGAATGTTGATAGGGTCTGAGTGCCGTAATTGGTCAGACCAGAAAATAAACAAACTGGCACAATCATCCTGTTAAAGTTTTAGAATGTTAACAGCAACTTTAAATTTTCAAGCATATCGAAAAAAAATACATTCTGTGAGGTAATAAAATGAACGCATTTGTAAACGCAATCGCAAATCAAGAAGCCCGTACTGCCAATGGCATGAAGGCTCGTAAGTCAACAGCTAACGCCTGTGTTGACCTGTTCTACAAGATCGGTGCAAGCCGTGGTAAGAACATCACTGGCGACTTTACTGCCGCTTACGTAGAAAATTCTGATGTTGCACTACGCATCGCACAATGGGCACGTGATGTCCGTGGTGGTGCAGGTGAACGTCAACTGTTCCGAGATATTCTAGTACATCTAGAAAAGCGTGACCCAGACGCCGCCTTGTCTCTGTTGAAGAAGATCCCAGAAGTGGGTCGTTGGGATGACATCTTTGTCTTCCAATCTCCAGCATTGAAGTCAGCCGCTTATACCATGTTGGGCGATGCCCTACGTGCAAGCAATGGTTTGGCTGCAAAGTGGACTCCTCGTAAGGGTCAAATTGCCGCTGAAGTTCGTGCCTTCTTTGGCATGACTCCAAAGCAATACCGTAAGAGCCTTGTGGCACTTACAAAAGTTGTTGAAACCCAAATGTGTGCAGGGGATTGGGATAACATCAACTTCAGTCACGTTCCTTCTGTAGCTTCTCGAATCTACAAGAAGGCTTTCAACCGTCACAGCCCAGCGTTTGCTGAGTATGTTGCCAAGTTGGTAAGTGGTGATAAGACTGTTAAGGTTAACGCCTCTGCAATCTTTCCACATGATGTGTTGAAGGGAGTGATTGGTAGCTACCGTGCAAAGTTTGACAAGACAGAAACTGACCATGTAATTGCACAATGGGACAGCTTGCCAAACTACGTTGGCGATGCAAGCATCATGCCAATCGTAGACGTTAGTGGTTCTATGTCTTGCCCAGCAGGAAAGAACACTAATGTAACTTGCATGGATGTTAGTATCAGCTTGGGCTTGTACCTAGCAGACAAGAACAAGGGCGTGTTCAAGGACACATTCTTGACTTTCTCAGACAAGCCAGAACTTGTTACTCTTAAGGGTAACATTGTTGACAAGGTGACTCAAATGTCTAGTAGCAACTGGGATATGAGTACTAACCTACATGCGGCTATGAAGAAGATTCTAGACGTTGCGGTTAAGAACTCAGTACCACAAAGTGACATGCCAGGCATGTTACTGATCTTGTCAGACATGCAGTTCAACCAATGCGCCCGTTACGACGACAGCGCAATGGAAATGATCGAACGTAAGTTCGAAGCCGCAGGCTACTCTGTGCCACAGATTGTTTTCTGGAACCTAAACAGTTCAGACAACGTACCTGTTAAGGCAGACAAGAGTGGTGCCGCATTGGTAAGTGGATTTAGTCCATCAATCATGACTAGCTTGCTAGCCGCTGATTTGGATCAGTTCACTCCAGAAGGCATCATGCTTAAGACTGTAATGAGCGATCGTTACAAGTTGTAAACTGTTGTAAAAATACAACATAGTTTGGATAGGGCCTACGGGCCCTATTTTTTTAAGTTGACATCACCAAAAGGTGATGCTATAATAATAAAATGATAGAAGTAAAAAGCAATACAAACTCGCGTGAGTTTGAAACATTAGCCCTAGCAATGGCGTGGGCAAAAGAATTAGGAGAGTTCGTTACTATTAAAGTTAATGGTATGGAACTTGTTGGACGATTTGGTGTAGACTCAATTAAAGATGGCAAGTGCCCAGATGGGGTTGCCTACGATTGGAACAAGGCTAACCGTATTGGCAGAGTTAAAAAGGAGCGGACATAATGGATATTTCAAGAATACAGCAAGATCAAATAAGACAGTACAATTTAGAACAGGTTAATCTTCAACGTAAGCGAGAAGAAGACTATCGTAAGGTTGTTGAAAAACGTAACTTTGATCAAATTGTAGCAGACCGAGTAGCACGAAATATTCGGTTAGATTTAGACAAAGGTCGACACATCGACGCAGAAATTTAGGAGGCATTATGCCGTGGATTGAAAATGTAAGTTTGGGTGATATTCCCAAAGGTCGTCACCATCGTGCTGGTGAGAACAGTATGCTGATTCAAATTGTTGACCCATCCATGGAGTTCCCAAAGCCCATGCACAAGTTCAAAGAGACTCACCAGTTTGAGTTTCTGGATCTTGAGGTAGGTGATGCGTTTGGGGAGGAATTCAAAGTCACTGATGCACAGGCTGAACAGCTAGTCAAGCTATTGCAACATGCCATGGACAAACGAATGAATGTCGTTGTTCATTGTGTTGCAGGCGTGTGCCGCAGTGGCGCAGTCTGCGAAGTTGGCGTTATGATGGGCTTTGATGACTGCGAAGTTTTTCGTAGCCCTAATTTAATGGTCAAGCATAAAATGATGAAAGTCCTTGGTTGGACTTACGACGAGAATGAACCGCATACTATGAATGGGGTTCCGTACAGCTACGATGAATTAAACAATAAGCAAGTTTGGGAAAAGACAGAAACAGGATTGTTTATCCCGCCAGTAAGAGAAGGAGATATATAATGCCTAGTGTATTTTTAGTCAGCGACACGCACTTTGGACATATGGGTGTTTGCCGCTTCACACGTAACGATGGTGTTACAAAGTTACGTCCATGGGACAGTCCCGAAGAAATGGACGAAGCTATGATCAAGGCTTGGAACGAACGAGTCAAGCCCACTGACAAGGTCTACCATTTAGGTGATGTTGTTATTAATCGTAGAGCATTACCTACGTTGGCCCGTTTAAACGGCGACAAGGTGTTAATCCGCGGTAACCATGACATCTTTAGGGATGACGAGTACAGGCAGTACTTTAGAGAATTACGGGCATATCATGTTATGAACGGAATGATCTTAAGCCATATTCCTTTGCACAGTGACTCAATGGGACGGTTTGGTGTCAACATTCACGGACACACTCACGCTAACCGCGTAAAGAAGGCTCGTGGTGTTGATGCACGTACAGGAGAGATCTTGTACAGCGATGAAAACGATGTTCGTTATCATTGCGTTTGCGTAGAGCAAACTGACTTTGCACCTATCTTATTTGAAGACGTTATCGCACGTATCGAAGCAGAAGGTGGATCAGTAGGCTTTAGGAACGGCAACGGTCCTACAATGTAAGGAAAAGAATGTCTTATCGTGAATATTATTTTAAACAAATGATTAGGACCGGTAAGGCATTCTTTATCTATTCTAAAGGTTTTATTTTGAATAGGAAAATATAATGCCAAAATGTTATCAACTTATAGGAGTTCCTGCTAGTGGAAAAAGTACTTGGGCAGAAGCTCAAGACTGGGCTCACTTGTG